AGCTCAGATCGGTTGCAAATATTAACAGGTTTGTCAACTACACAATGGCACCTTATGCCAAAGCACTGGAAGATGTGTTCTACTCTTTTCCACAAGTGTCGGTCAAAGACCAGCACGATGGACTGAGGTGGGCACAGCTACAGCTGAGACTAGGTGAGGAGTTATCCTCTCTAGATCTTTCTGCGGCAACTGATACCCTAGACTACCGAGTATTTACTAGGGCCCTGAAAAGGGATTTTCCTGGTAAAACTGGCGTGCTCGAGGAGTATGCTACATACTTCGAATAGCTATCGTCACTACCACTATGGTGTGATGGCGTCAATAGCCCTGTCCAGTTTAAAACTGGCCAGCCACTTGGCATGAAGGGATCCTTCCAGACCCTTACAGCTATGAACCTCTGCGCAGGCCAAATTGCCTGCAAGAAGCTCGGTCTCGACATCTACCCATTTAGGGTGGTCGGAGACGACTTTGTCTGTCACTCAAAGATCGCAGCCGCATATAGCGACGTGATCGAGAGTTGGGGAGGCTCTACTAATGTAGAGAAAGCGATGCAGTCCGACAAGTATGCCGAATTCTTGTCTCACATAGTGAGCAAGGATAAGGTCTACATTACTAAGCCTAAGTATAGGCCAGGTAATAAGCTTGTCTTCTCAAACCTAGATAAAGCCAAGGTAAGATCTCTGAAAGGGATCTATCGCCTGACTCCTAGTGAGGCTGATGCAGTTGACATAATGTCAGCTTACTCAGTCGATGAGATGGACTACAGAACTAACCTTCCGCACTTTAGGTCGAAAGACTATAAAGTGGACGACTACAGTCTATCTGTAATGTCTGCGGCACTTGATGTGAGCGCTGATCTACGCCAGGCTCATCCTGATGAATATCAGGTGAATAGTATCGTCTTTGACTATTTAGAGGAGGCGGATCCTTCGATCTTAGATCGAGTCCGTCAATCTCTGAATGTCAATAAGATACCATCAGGCCTGGTTCGTGGTAGCACCACTACTATGCCGGTTAGTACAGATGTTTACGATCATAAGATCGCTAAACGACGTGCTAAAACCTCTAAGTCACAGGATTATAAGTCCGCGCTCAAGAAGGCTGACGATATGCGTAAGATCCATAAGGTTCTTACTACTGGTGAAGATGAACCGATTAAAGTCGGCGACATCTCATTACCAGCTAGCGAGATTGCCTTACAGGCACTGGAGCAACAAGCTCCTGACCGTAAGACCGCTACCACAGTCACTCGAAAGAGAAGACTGCCTGATCTTTCAGGTATCGACTGGAGCACTGCTCATCATGATGATGAGTACGAGTACTAACTAAGGGAACTCCATCAACAGATGTTGAATGGTTCAATGGAATATCTGACTGACACAAAAGTCAGACTAGAGC